ATTGCATCCATTCAGACAACTGATAGATTGTTGACTTGATTGAGTCTCTTTCTTCGGATTCATGAATCTTTCCTTCGAGAGAACCGTATACATTGCCTCCTTGGATTGAATCATACTCAATGATTCCGTTCTTTCTCATCCATTCCATAAGACGAGTTTCAGCACCATAAACAACCTCAGACATCAATTCCTTTGGAAATGCAACAAGCTTCTTCTTCTCAACCATAAGAACGATATCAATATCAGCATGGTCAAAAATCATAATATCGCCATTAAGAGCTTTTCGCATGTTTAATTCGAATTGTATCTTCTTCTTGTTAGGGTTCTTGATTTTTACGCCAATTGGAGGTGGAGTAATCTTTACACTAATATCTCTGGGGATATGAACGCCCACGTCTCTATCTTCGGCAGCTGTTTTAATATCAACTCCCAAATCTTCTTTTAATAAATCTGTGATTATGTCTTGTGGTGGCTTATACATTTTTATTGATCTCCGCTAATAGGTCTTGAATATAGAACACATCTTTAACTATATCTTCGGTCAAAGGTTTCGTTTTATAATTTTCAATCTTTTCTTTAACAAGAGCAATCTTGTCAGACCATTTACCTTCTGTCAAGTTCTCGCATTCTGCTTTAAGTCTTCCTAATTCTTCGTTCATGAAAGTTTTAAGTCCCAATCCGTTGTCTGAGAAGGAAGTAATGTAGTTGGTCAACAACTCTCTTTGTTCTTTTAGAAGCGAATGCTTATATGAATCATTAAACTTACTTACAAATGTTTTATACGTCAGTGAATCAAGTGTTTGCATTTTATGCTCTTTAATCGTCTCAGATTGCGAAATAACAAGCCTTTTAAGACTTTCCTCTATCAATAGGCGGGTCTTTGGTTTAAGGCCATTAGAATTGAAATACTGGCCTACTGTTGCAATGTTTTTATAATTGGGTATAAAGTTGCCGAAAGCTTCTGGTAAGATGTTGTTAAACTCTTTTATTAATTTGGTTTGCTCATTGAAGATAGCTTTACGATCAAGAGCTTCCCAATCTTTCTTTACTTCCTCGATAAAGCGAATCCCAAGTGATTCATTGAGCTCTTTGGTTTCCAATAACTCTTTATACATTTGTAAGTCTTCTGCCAACAATGTTCCTTTTGAGAAATATTGTTTTAGGATCTTTACAATCTGTTCTTTTAGTGTGGCATCTTTTCGTACAACTGCCTTTGTCATTTCTTTGATTAGGCATTCGTAAAGAAAAGCGGTATTTCTTTTCTTATTATGTTTCATCTGCTGTCTCCTTTTTGTTTAATGACTCAATGAGAGTTTCGATTTCTCGAGATACTGATTCTAATTTTCTTTCTTCTTCCATGTACCCACCCTTTGCTTGTGATAGTGAGTATTCATTCCCAACGTGCCCTTTGTATATATTACGACCAGTGGAACGAGAAGCCTCTATTCCTACTGCTCCGAGCATTTCTTTCTTGTTCTTTCCTTTGTCATAAGAGGATTGGTGACGTTTGTATGAACCACGTTTGCGAGTATCAGGATTGTTAAACCCTTTCTTGCGAGGTATATCAACATACTTTGGAGAATCATCTCTGTTTGCGGCTGGCTCGGCTAGGAGATCAGTATCACCCCCTTCGTCTCCTCCGGCTTCTAGTCCGCCAAGATCCTCGCCTTCTGGTTCAGCAACGTCACCACCTAAATCTAATTCACCTGCACCGAGATCATCAAGACCACCAGCGAGACCACCTTCTCCACCAGGCCCTTCTGCTGCTTCGCCACCTGCTGCGGCAGCTTCAAGCTTAGCCATGAACTTCTTGTCAAAGAACATTTCTCTTTGATTGCGTAGGAATTCGTCTTCCGACATGCCGAATACGTGCTCGGCAATCCATCGTTTTGAGAAATAACCTTCTGTGGCGTTTCCAGCAACGGTGAACTTCTTATCCCAATGTTCGAGCTCTTGCAGCTCGGCTATCTTTGAAGGATTGTTCAATTGTAAAGTGAAAGCTAATAGGTCATCGTTTCTATATCCCAAAGCATAAAGATGGATGATTCCAATCTTCTCAAGCTCTGAAATAGCAACTCTCTGTAATCTTTGAATCGTTCTTGCAAAACGAATATCTTTCTGTGCAAGTGTTGTTTTATCTTCCGAAGCTCCTTCTCCCATTGTCAAATAAGATTGAGGAACCTTAAGAGCTGCGAATAATTTATCTCTGAGATACTTAACATCGTCAATACCTCCGTTATATGTCGCTCCTGGAAGGTTTGTAATATCAGTTGCGGATTGTCCTCCACGAATTGGAATATAATAGTCTTCTTCAATTGACAAAGGATTGTAACGCAAATCAACTCGACCAGTTTGTGGATCAACGACAGAATGTCTTTTCAACTGTGTCATTACTTTCTGCATATATTGTTCAACATCTTGAGGAGGTATTCCACCAACGTCAATCTTAAACAATCTACGATCAGGAGCACGAACAATACGATAAGCCATCATAGCATCTTCTAATAAAATAAGCTGCCTGTGTATGCGTCTGCAAGGTTCTAAGACTGATGTGCCGTATGGAGTGTGCTTATCATTACCAAGAATTCTAAAATGAGCAACTTGCCAATTTTCTAGAGTCAAGCCTGCTGTGTTCCATTGATACTGCACATAGTTAGGATTGGTTTGATCTTCTCCCTCTAATCTTTCTATTTCTCTCGTTGGAAGTCCAATAGCAGATCGAATTCCCAAATCTTCATCAATATCAAGATATAAGAAGAAATCTCCGTACTTGCACATTGTTCTTGCCCAACCAAATAGATTGTGCTCAATGTTTAGAACATTGTGATATAGATTGTGTAATATGTGCTTTATCTCTTCGTTAGCACACTTGATGTTAAGCATTGGACGAAGAGCTGTGTGTGTAGTCATCTCATCAGCATAAATATCTAATGATGATGCTATCTCGGGCATATACTCCATCTCATCAAAGTCAACATATCTTTCAGAACGATTTCTGTTTGATATCATGTTCAATGTAATATTGTTGATTGGGTTGTATTCCCACTTTTTAAATTGAGCACCAGAAGCTGAATTAAATCTGGTTGCATAGTTGTCTAATTGTCTTCTTCTTAGCTTACGACCAGTTTGAGTTCTTCTCTGAGTTATTGGCCCAGAAAACAACTTCGTTAATGCTTTAAACAAATCCGATTGTGGATTGTATGGTGACTTTTTATATTTTGCCATAATTCTTCCTTATTTCCCTATAATTAGTTGCCACGGAACCGAAAAGCCACTTTTAGATCCCTTATAGGTCTTTTCGAACTCTTCCAAGGCTTCTTGGGTTTTTGAGCCTTTATAGCCTTTCATACCTTTTATTGCTGTATTCATTGTTGTCTTTGAGCTTCTAATATTTGAGATCAAGGCTTCTTGGTATAGCTGTTCTTTCTGAGATACCTCTAACGCTGTGTCTCTAACCCAACAAGCTATTGCAAGAGACATTATAAGGTCGTCATGATAACTTCTCATTGCTTGTGGCTTGCCATTGTTCCAAATAAATGTCTTTACTTCATGGAACAATCTAGATGATCTTGGCTTGACTAATCTGTTTCTTACATACTCTTCGAGCTTTGCAACGATCAGAGGTCTTGTCTTGGAAGATGTAGTGAAACCTATGACAGCATTTGTGTTATATTCTCCCTCTAATGCATCAACATATTGATGTGTTGACTTGATTGAGTAATATAAGTTAGGATATCCAAGATCTCTTACCTTTTCACAAGCAGCGATTCCAATACCAACGTTCTCGATTACCATAAGACAGCTGCCGTATTCCTTTCCGGCATCATTTAGAATTTGAGCGAAATGGTCCATTGTTGGTTTGCCTTGATATTCGGCAACAACTTTCATAGTGTCTGTTCTCAGGATATGGAACACAGAAGAGTCCGCTCCGTCTCCTCTCGCAACATCGGCAACCATAAGATAAGGAACACCTTCTTGGTGCTTTTCCCATATCCAAAGGTTTCTATCCCATCCTGTTTTGTATTCTGGTTCAATTACCTCTTCTAAAAGCCAAGCAATATCATCAGGATGTATCACAGTCTCACCAGAAGTATTGAAATTACATTCAAGCTCTTGTGCGATTTGTCTCCGAGACATGTTCTTTGTTTCTTTCTCGAACCAAGCTCTATCTCTTTCCGGATGAACATCCCAAGGCAAAGATACAGGATGAAACTCATTGTCCCCATTCTCAGCATCAACATAGGTTCTGTGGAACCAGTTTCCAACACCCATAGGAGTTGACAAGGCAATGCAGCGACCCCCTGTTGATAGCGTAGGGTAAAGACCAGCCCAAAGTTCTTCGAGGTTGTCAACGTGAGCTGCCTCATCTATAATCAATAAAGATAGGGCTTCCGAACGACCAGCGTCTGCTGATGTTCCGACGGCTTTGATTGTAGAACCATTTGACAATTCAAATGAAGTTCTGTTGTCTATTGTAATGCTGGCAACTTGCATCCATTTTGGCAAGTTCTTCATTACCATTTTTACTTTCTTTACTAAGTTTGCTGCTGTTCCAAACTTGGTCGCCATGACAAGTATATTCTTTTCTTTGTGAAACAACATAAACCAAACAGCATAAGCAGCTGAGATCGTAGAGATACCCAACTGCCTTGCTTTGAGAATAACAGTAAAGCGATAATCATTGAAATCATTAACAAGATCGTCTTGATAAGGATAGGTATTAAAAGGGATCAAACCCTTAAGTGGGTGAGAGATCCGACAATAATTATTTATAAAGTATAATGGATCTTTTCCGCACTTAAGGATTTCTTTTATTATTTCTTGCTTTGATAGCTTGAGAGTCATTATCCCTCGTAGTTGTGACCTTGGATTTCAGGATGAATAAGGATGTTTCCGTCTGCTCGAACGTCGGCCTGTTGGTTGTTAACTAAAGTGTCGATTTCTTCAACACCCATGCCACCAGACACAAGTTGTTCAACAGTTCCTTCTCTTCCTTGTAGAATTGTCATGGCTTTGGTTATTAAGTCTTCCAAAGCGACTACACTAGTTCCAGGATTATCAATTTCTTGCATTACTGCTTCAAGTTCTTCTTTAATAATTTGTTTTATTCGTGCTTCTGTGATTTTCATTTTTTGTTCGCTCCTTTTTTGCGGGTATCATTCTTTGGACGTTTGTCCGAGAATTGTTCTAAAAATTTTCTTGTTACATCTCTTGTTGCATCTACTGATGGCTCAAGAATTGGCATAGACTCTATTGAACCAATCTTGAAGTGTTGGTTTGCTTCTACCCAATTGCGAACTCTGGATGTTGTTTGTACTAATATGTTTGGCTCGCCTTTGGCAGTAAGCTTAACAGAGTTTCCTGTAACTTTTCTATATTCCTTTTCAAGCCAACCTTTTATTTCATTAAGCATAGATTCCATATCTTGCTCAAAGGTTCCGCCATATACTTCTTTAAGCTTGACATCCCCTTGATAAGACAGAATCATTGAGTCGCCATAAAAGCGAA